GTTGATGGATATCCCGGGTTCACAGGAGGCAGCAACGAGCTGCTGTTTAAATTCGGGAGGATAATTAGGGCAGCCTTTTCGCCTGCCGGGAGTCACATTTTTCTGCATATCTGATACTTTGGTTCCCACTACTTATTTGGTGGACACCACTTTGTCTAATTCGTCAGATTCTGACCAGACGGTTCAGGCTGTACGCTTTTTTAACTGCTGTGTAACAGCCTGTTCTGCTGTCAGTTCCCATCTGGCAATAAGCAATTTCTCCTCATAGTCGTCTTCGCTATCGCCATCAGGCACATCGTTTTTACTTCTCCTCAGATACGATATGTAAAAATCGCGCCAGGCATCCAGATCCAGTTGCCCTCGCTTATTCGATATCGGGGCACCCGGCAATTTCTGCAATCTGCGAAGCTGGCGATCGGTCAGACTTAAATGCCTGGCAACTTCAGTCTGCGTAGCCACTCCTCACCTCGCAAAAACTCTCACCTCACAATCACAACAAAACCGGTCATGTCCGGTTTACATGTCTGTTTTTTGTTCATGTCCGGTTCACAGAAGACCTGTTTTTATATTTTTCATATAGTTAACTTGAAGAGAAACCGGACATGGATCCCGGAAAATTTTCATAAATAGCGAAAACCCGCGAGGTCGCCGCCCCGTAACCTGTCGGATCGCCGGAAAGGACCCGCAAAATGATAATAATTATCATCTACATGTCACAACGTGCATCTACGCCATCAAACCACGTCAAATAATTAATTATGACGCAGGTATCGTATTAATTGATCTGCATCAACTTAACGTAAAAACAACTTCAGACAATACAAATCAGCGACACTGAATACGGGGCAACCTCATGTCAACGAAGAACAGAACCCGCAGAACAACAACCAGTTACAGATGCTTTATTAAGGAAAAAAACAGCCAGCACTGACTTTCGGTGGAGAGGTGCTGGCTCAGAAGGATAGTTGGATTTCACATGATACTTATGCCTGGCGGTATATTTTCTGACAGACAGTGACGGGTGTTGTCAAGATATTGTGTCATTTATAACCTGAATCAGGGGAGGCCGGAATGTTATCTGGCATTTTTAGCAGAGCCTGAATGCCATAATCACGGCTCCCGGAGTTGGCCGTCAGTGGGTGACACTGGCGGCTTTTTTGTTTTCTTTACTTTCATTTTCTGTCGGCGGTGACGGAGACATACATCAGATGGAAAAAATCACAACAGGTGTGTCATACACCACGTCAGCGGTGGGGACGGAATACTGGTTACTGCAGCTGCTGGACAAAGTCTCTCCGTCCCAGTGGGTGGCAATAGGAGTGCTGGGAAGTCTGCTGTTTGGCCTGCTGACGTATCTGACTAACCTGTATTTCAAAATCAGAGAGGACCGTCGTAAGGTGGCGCGGGGAGAGTAGTCGATGAATAAACAATACGAACTGGTTGTAAAATGAATATTTCTAACTGAAAAAACGTTCCATGAGGTAAGAAAAGGTCACAGGCAATCAATAACAGGACGTGATGAAAGACCCTTGCATTTGTGCGCTTTCTCTTTAGATAGCAGCAGATACTGAAAATCTGAGTTGTCGGGGAGTCAGGGATACAGCTGTGCAAGAGTTGGTCATTGTGATTCCATTGAAATCCTGTATGCCATGAAGGGCAGGATTTTATGGCTACCTGAGCTTTGGTGATAGTAAGTTGAAAATTCGCATTTTTTGCTGACATGCGTAACGAGAATCCCATAAGCAGGGAGGACTTAATTCTTCATTAACCCATGCGTTGATATTATGTTTCAGCCGTTGAAGCATCAGCGGTGTTAATGTTGTGGTAATAATATCCAGCGTTTTATGTGAGATCTTACCGTAAGGGTCTGCAAGAATGCTGCTTGTTGCTTCGTTATTATCTGCCATCAGAAGAAGTAACTCTGATTTAACGTTTTCTGTCATTAGTTGTAAAAATCTTCTGCGCAAACTTTCTTTACTGTTCATTTATATGGCTTCATTTGTTGTAATCTGCTGCGTCTCAAGGGATATGTTTATGAGAGCGACCATGAGTGTTGGATTATATACCTAACATATCAAGGGATTAGAAATCGATAAATCCCCATGAACGAAAAAATAAAATACGGCCTGTCGGCTGCCGTTCTGGCGCTGATTGGTGCAGGTGCTTCTGCGCCTGAAATCCTCGACCAGTTTCTGGATGAAAAGGAAGGTAACCACACCACGGCATACCGTGATGGTGCGGGGATCTGGACCATCTGCCGTGGTGCCATTCTGGTGGATGGTAAGCCTGTTATTCCTGGCATGAAGCTGTCAAAGGAAAAATGCGACCGGGTTAATGCCATCGAACGTGACAAGGCGCTGGCATGGGTGGAGAAAAACATCCGGGTGCCGCTGACCGAACCCCAGAAAGCGGGGATCGCGTCATTCTGTCCGTACAACATTGGCCCCGGTAAGTGCTTCCCGTCGACGTTTTATAAACGAATTAATGCAGGCGATCGAAAAGGTGCCTGTGAGGCGATTCGCTGGTGGATTAAGGACGGTGGCAGAGACTGCCGTATCCGTTCAAATAATTGCTACGGTCAGGTCTCACGGCGTGACCAGGAGAGCGCGCTGGCGTGCTGGGACATCGACAGATAGCAGAATATTTTCCTGAAAAATGACGTTGGCCAACGCGGGTGGATAACACGAAATCCTGAAAACTGGTAAAACCTAAGTGAATAAAAGTAAAAACCCCGTTTGTTGGCAGCAAGCGGGGTTTTGTGTTTTCTGACCTTGAGTAAGGCAAGGGAGAAATTATGGGTAGGGAGGTACTTTCCCTGTGAGGAAGTATAAAAGATTCTTTCTGAGGTTGTCCATTATGAAAGGCATTGAAGTGGAGACGCCAGCCAGTCTGGATTTAACAAGAGCGGCAGCTTTTGCCATTCGTATTGTGGCCATTGCTGTTCTGGTCTGGGCAATCCGTTGGTGGTGATATGAACCGTGTTCTGTGTGTGGTTATCATTGTCCTGCTGGTGGCCTGTGGTGCGCTTAGTCTGGGGCTGAATCATTACCGTGATCACGCCATCATCTACAAAGAGCAGCGCGATAAAAAAGCCAGTGAGCTGGAGCTGGCGAACGCGACAATTACTGATATGCAGATACGCCAGCGTGATGTCGCTGCACTTGATGCCAGATACTCGAGGGAATTAGCCGATGCGAGAGCTGAAAATGAAACTCTGCGTGCTGATGTTGCCGCTGGTCGTAAGCGCCTGCGGATCAACGCCACCTGCTCCGGTACCGTGCGTGAAGCCACCGGCACCTCCGGCGTGGATAATGCAACCGGCCCCCGACTGGCAGACACCGCTGAACGGGATTATTTCATCCTCAGAGAACGGCTGATGGCAATGCAGAAGCAACTGGAAGGAGCACAGGAATATATCCGTACCCAGTGTATACCGTGATGTTTTGTTATGAAGGTGTTACTGGTAACGTTAAGGTAATTTAACAAAGAGTCAGTTCCGGACTTTATAGTGTGCTCAGTTCATGGCCAAAAACGATTTCTGTGATAAATATTTTGAATATTATTTACAGATAAATGAAGTTGTTCGCATGGATGGAAATATTACAATAGAGTATGAAGTATATGTCCGTATTGTATGGGCAGAGAAGGCAAAAACACGGTAATTCCGTGTGTTGCCATGATACCTGATTGGCAGAATAGTTGTTTGGTTTTGAGTATATAGTCAGCGTTTTTTGTTCAGTAATTGCTCTCTCAAAAAATAATAAAATAAGGTGATTATTTGGGTTTATTATTTGGTTTTTTTGTGTGTTGTTTTGTTGTTTTTCTGTGATTTATTTTTTATTGTTATTTCATTAAAGGAAGGTAAATTCAGGATAGCAGTCTGTAGATAATCGGAGGTCACTTATGCTACATGATCACCTGGCAGAATGTCTGGAGAAAAAAGGACTGTACCGGAGAGCAGCTGAACGATGGGCAAAAGTGATGGTACAGCTAAGTGATGACCAGAAAAGAAAAGTGGCGGCACAGAAACGAGCAGAGTGTTTGCGTAAGGCGCGCCGGACTCCGGTTTCACCGGTGAACCTGACCGAAATAAAACAAGCGGTCAACAGACTACATTCTGAGTTGGGAATGGGATTTGAAGAGCGGCGGGTATTCCGACGATATAAAGGGACAGGAGAACAGAATACGTCCGGAAACGCGCGGTCAAAAAAATGCTAAAAAATATCTGAGAGCGTTATTGCCTGTTACCATAAGAAAAAGCGACTTTAGTGGTCGCTTTTTGTGTCATATATAAGTCGTTTAAGTAAACCTGTCTGAACAGGTGCTCTGGTCGTGTTTGTCTTTGTTGGGTACAAATTGAGAATATTTTTCATTAATTAATGAACCGCCCCGGGTTTCCTGGAGAGTGTTTTATCTGTGAACTCAGGCTGCCAGATCATCGTTTCCGATGGAAGCATAATAAGCTTTTTCTGCTTCTGCCGGAGGAGTATGGCCCAGCCTTCCCAGCAATCGTCGATTGTTATACCAGTCCACCCACGTTAGTGTGGCCAGTTCCACTTCTGCACGGTTTTTCCAGCTCTTACGGTGTATTACCTCCGCTTTGTAAAGACCATTGATGCTCTCAGCCATCGCGTTGTCATACGAGTCGCCTGTACTCCCTGTTGATGCCAGTAATCCGGCTTCTTTTAGTCGCTCCGTATAGGCCAGTGACACATACTGAGAGCCTTTATCGCTGTGATGGATGGTGCCAGACGGACGACGGGCCCATTTACCCCGGAGAACACCGGCAAGTCCCATAACCGCCATGAGACGTGCCACTGTACATCTGGCCACCCTGATTCCTTCCCGTAACAACTGACGCCAGACTTTACGCACACCGTACACCTGATGATTTTCATCGTATACGCGCTGTATCTCTCTCTTCAGCCAGTCGTCGTGCTGCGCACGGGCACTGCGTTTATCCGGATGATGTCGCTGTTGCTGACAATGGTAATACGTTGACGGGGCAATATGCAGTTCGCTGCATACCGGTCCGACCCCGTACTGCTCACGCAGCTTATCCAGCAGTGGCATCATTTTTTCCAGAGGCGGTCGAACTCCGCCTTCGCAAAATAAGCGGAAGCCTGGCGAAGGATATCGTTACTGCGGCGCAGTTCACGATTTTCACGTTCCAGCTCTTTCAGACGCTGACGTTCAGCGCTGGTGAGCCCACCATCACCGCCCCCGGTATCCCGCTCATGCTGGCGAACCCAGACACGCAGAGTCTCCGGCGTACAGCCAATCTTTGGGGCAATGGAACAAATTGCCGCCCACTGTGAGTCATATTCATCCTGACTTTCCAGAAC